TTTGGGAAAAAGCTAGACCTAAAGGTTTAGGAAAGCCAAAATCATTTAATAAAAAAAGTCGTGCTTATAAATCTGCTAAAGCTAGTGCAGATCGTAAGTTTGGTAAGAAAGTAAGTTTTGTTAAGAATTTATATATTTCTAAAGCTATAAAAAAATACAAACCAAGAAAAAAATAATGGCTATAACTACTTCAACATTATTAAAAGAACTTTACACAAAAAAATTTACTAAAGGTAGATATAAAGTTCGTAAGAAAAAAAAGAAAAAGAAAAAATGAACGAATACGAAACATATTTAGAACAAGCTAAATTAGTACATCAAAACGATAAAAAGTGGAGAGGCACAACTGTCGTTAAATATATTCCAATCATTAACGAAATAATAAAATCTAAACAAATAAAAACAATACTAGATTATGGTTGTGGAAAAGCACAAAACCACCCTAAACATTGGAACGCATCTAAATATGATCCAGCAGTGCCAGAATTTTCTGCAAAACCAGATAGAAGATTTGATTTGGTTATTTCAACAGATGTTTTGGAACATATTCCTGAAGAAAGTATTGATGAATTATTAAAAGATATATTTAATTATTCTGACCAATGGGTTTTCTTAACTATCTGTACTAGAGAAGCTAGAGAAATATTACCTAACGGAATGAACGCACACGCAACTGTTAAACCTGAAGAATGGTGGAACGATAAATTAAAAGATTATTCTAGATATACTGTAATGTATTCTTAATGTTCGACCCGTTTGAATATCTATCAAATAAAAAAATATTATTAATTGGAAACGCAGATTTAAAAACTGAGCCTAACTATTCTGAATATGATTGTATTATAAGATTAAACTTAGGAATATTAGATAAACCTTGTGATGTTTGGATTAATAATTTAGTTAATCAAGCACATAAATTTCTTTATGATAAATTAGGACATTACCCAGAATTTAAAAACATTATAAGACTTAATGCTGAAAAAGGTGGAAAGCGTATGGAACGTATGCCAGATTGCTACAAACCTTATGCGTGGTTATGGAATCTAAAAGAATATACTAAAATGCAAGAAGAATTAGATTACTATAGACCAACAACAGGATTGGTTTCTGTTTATTGGATTTTGAATAATATTAAATGTGATCTTAATGTTACTGGTTATAATTTTTTTAAAACTTGTAATAAATATACTAGAGAAGTTCATAATGTTTCTAAAACTTACGCTTATCCATCACACGAAATAGAAAAAGATGAATACTGGATTAAAAGATGGCACGATCAAGGCAAATTAAACTTTATTGAAATTTAGATTATATCTGATATTAAAGGTTTATGACTTTCAATATTCAAAATAGCAAACCCTCTGTAGAATTTGATTTTGGTATCAATGTTCAAAAAGGATTAATAGAAGATTTTTCTGCCGTAGGGACTTTCGGTTATAATGATGGTGTATCAACTTCATTTGAAACTGTTTCATCAGTAGGTGGTGTTTATTCTTATCCAACAACTGCAACTACAGCTACAGTTACTTCTTCCGATACTGCATCAGATAATACAGGAACAGTTTTAGTTTCTGGTTTAGATGAAAATTATGATTTAGCTTCAGAAACTTTAACAATCGGTGGCGGTGCTGGTTCGATTACATTCATTAGAGTTTTTAGTGCAAGAATGCTTACAGCAAACACAGGTAATGCTAATGTTGGAAACTTAACTGTAACAGTAGATTCAAAAACTGTAGCTTATGTTCAAGCAACTTATGGTGCTTCTTTATCTGCAATCTATACTATTCCAAGAAATAAAAGAGGTTGGATTGTTTCAGCTTCTATTGGAATGAGCAAACAAAAAGAGGTAGAATCTAAAATTTTAACAAAACAAGTTTCTAATGGTAACGTGTGGAATACAGTAGGCTATCAAACAACTTTTGCTGTACCTGTTTATAGAAAATTTGAAATACCAATTTTAGTAGATCAAAAAAGTGATATAGAGTTAAGAGCCAAAGCAGATGCAACGTCAGCTATTTCTGGTTCGTTCAGTTTATATTTAGAGGATTATCATTAATGACTAAGCGTGTTCCAAAAACATTAGATGGTACTATTCAAGATGTTTATGGACACATAACAGGTCTTAAAAGAGAGATCAATCTAATCAAAACAAATCATCTTGTGCACTTGCACCAAGATGTTGAAAAGATAAACGACAAATTTGATAAACTTTTATTTTGGATAATCGGTGGAGTTGGTGCTGTGGCTTTATTGTTCATCAGTCAAACTCTTTACTTTTTAACTAAATAATATACAACAATAAATTGTATGGCTAATAATCGCATTCTTGTAATCAGTGACATGCATATACCTTATCATCATAAGGATAGTATAAAGTTCTTGGCTGAGATTAAGAAAGAGTTTAAACCAGATAGAGTTGTGAATATTGGAGATAGCTTGGACTTCCATGCAATCAGTATGCATGAACATAACCCAGATTTATTTTCTGCTGGACATGAATTAAAACAAGCTAGACTTTACGTTAAAGAATTAGAAAACATATTTCCTGAAGTAACTGAAGTTGATAGCAATCATTCAAGTTTAGTTTATCGTAGAGCATTAAAGTTTGGAATGTCTAAAGAATTTTTAAAAGATTACGGAGATTTCTTAGGAACTAAAAAATGGAAATGGGTTGATGATTTAACTTTAACAATGTCAAATGGACAACGTTGTTTTTTTACGCATGGTCGTAGTGCTGATGTGCTAAAGACATCACAAGCTATGTCTATGTCTACTGTGCAAGGACATTACCATACGAAATTTGTAATATCTTGGTGGGCTAACCCAGATAATTTATTCTTTGGCATGAACGTTGGTTGTTTAATCAATCAAAAATCAATGGCGTTTGCTTATGCGAAAAATTTTAAAACTAGATTTATTTTGGGTTGTGGGATTATTTTAAATGGTGTACCAAGATTATTACCGATGGTATTAGATAAACAAGGAAATTGGATAGGAAAGATAGTATGACCTCAAACAAGCTAAAAAATACCCTTTTAAAGAGCCATAGAGCCACGCAGAACGACAATTCAGCATTTTCTGAACAGGTGCAAGGAAATCACTATAAAACGCTTAAAATTCAGCCTTTGGAATATTGCATGGCTAATAACCTTAACGCATGTCAAACTCATGTAGTTAAATATATATCTAGATATGATAAAAAATGGAAAGATAAAAAAGATCAGATTAAAGATTTAGAAAAAGCAAAGCATGTAATTGATATGCAAATAGAATTAATCAAAAAGGATTAATATGTGGTTGAATTTATTATCTTTAGGTGTAAAGACTGCTGGAAAGATTTACCAAAATAAACAAAAAACAAAACAGTTATTGTCAGATGCTCAAATGTTACATGCTGAGCGTATGGCGAAAGGCGAAATTGAATATAAAGCAAAAGTTATTGAAAGTAATGACAATGGGTATAAAGATGAATTCGTACTCGTTCTTGTATCTATTCCTATTCTTTTATTGGGTTGGTCTGTGTTCTCTGACGATCCTGAAATTCGTAATAAGCTAGATACGTTCTTTGAATATTTTTCAAATTTACCTTATTGGTATCAAGCTATTTTCATTGGTGTAGTTTCTGCGATCTATGGATTAAAAGGTGCTGACATCATGCGTAAAAAATAGTAACTTGTCTAATGGACAAGATTAAAGTAGACGCAGTTATTACAAGTTTAGAATTACAACTTGAAGCACCAAACAATCCTTATGGGTCTTATGTTTGTTTTAGATTCGTTGATGTCTTTCCTTATTTTACAAAATTAAATGAAATGGTTGCTGAAATTAAAAGTAGAAATGATGTGGAATTGATTGACTATGAATATAGCTATACAGGAATACATGAAGATACTGATTTAAGTAATTTAGAAGTTACTAGAAATTAATGGGGGATTTCTCCCCCAGAAATATTATTTTGTAAGTTTTTCAGTTGCAATATCATTTATAGATTGTTGTTTTAAATGATCGCAATATGAATGTCCGTTTTTAGCTTCGACTTTAGAAAATAGATATAATTTTTTTTTATCTGAAAGTTCTTTTTTGACTTTCTTATATCTTTCATCGTTCGTAGCTTTAACTTTGGCAAGTGATACAGAAAGAGATTCATTAGTCATTTTTTCATTAACGACATAATCAAAAACTTCTTGTGCTTGATCTTTCACTTCATCATATGCAATTTCTGCTTTAACTAATCTTTTATCTAAAGCGTCAACGTAAGCTATGATTCTATGAGGATCAAAAGTCTTTGGTCTTATTTCTATATACTTAGGCTCATCACTCATTAACCAAGTTCTCGTTCGTACTGATCTGGGTTGAAATCAGTAGGACTTTCTTTAGCCCAGTCAATTTCTTGTCTTGGACTTTCTGGCAACTTATCATCAGTTAATTGATAACCTTGCTTAGCTTGTTGGTAGCCTTGCTGTGGTTGTTGCATTTGGTTTTGTGGAGTGTAACCAGATTTATTATAAGGCTTAACCATATAATAAGTTATTTCTAATTTCATTCCATTACTATATTGCGTAGGCTCACTTTGAGTTATTTTAGATCCCCATTTCGCAACATAACCCGCTCTAACATATTCTTGTATTTGCGGAGAGTTTAACCAAGCTTGAATATTTGTTAAATCAAACATTTGTTTAGTTAAACTACATTTGAATTGAGCCTTATTTGAAGAAGCTTGATACTCCATCTTTGGTGCTCTATTGCCTGTGCTATATAGTGTAAGCGTCAAACCCGCAAAGGGTAGACTTTGTCTTTGTGTTTGCATGTTTTTTCCTTATTGTTTCTGTTTTTATTTTTGTTTATGCAGTTCTTTAGCAATGCAAATATGCATAGCACCTAGAAAAGCATTAAACATTTGTTTATTTAAAGGAAGTTCTTTCACTTCAATTTTTCCATTAGTTTTTGGTAATCTAATAATTAAACCTTTGGAAATTTTAGTTTTAGTTTCTTCCTCATACGCTTCCTTATATGCATTTAACTGTAACGTATAGTCAAATGATATTTGGTTACTTGTCTTAATATCAGCAAGAATTAAATTTCCTTGCTTATCTTTTAAAACAAGATCAAGAGTACCTGCGTAATTGTATTTTTTAGAAAATACTTTCTTTTCTAATTCTACAACTTCATACTCTTGTTTATTCCACCAATCTAAAAACAAGTTCCAACAATTTACAACTTTTTCATCAGATTGATTTGGAATTTTTTTTCCTTGTAGAAAGTCTTCGATCAAACCATGAACAACTGTTCCAACAAGACCCGCATCTTTTTTTACTTCTTCGGTTTTGTTTTTGGCTTTATCTATGATACGTTCTAACTCAACCCTATCAATTCCCCAACCCTCATCAAGTCTATTGTTGATAGCGTTTTTGATTTCTCTAATTGGAGTTGATACTAACCACCCTGTTAGTTCGGGTTTAGGAACACCATTACCGCATATTCCTGTTACACTTTCTACTTTCTTTTTCTCGTGATAATAAATATGTTTTTCATCATCAAAAGTTAAAGTAAGACCATTTTTTAGTTTATGTTCTTTATACATTTTTATCCTCTAGTTTGATTTGTTTTTTCAATTCATCAATGTTGTAACCATAATAACAACTTAAAGCAATGAATTTAGAAACATCGGTTTTGATACCTTTTTCGAATTTATATAAATCATAAATTGTATTAAAGTATCTTTTATTATCCTGAACAACAGCTTCTGCCGTCAGTTTTTTTTTAAGTCGAATATTCTTAAATTGAATACCGACTATTTGATTAAACAACTTTGGGTTTGGCTTCTTTAAAAAATCCACCAACATACCTTTAGCGATATAATCAGATTTGATAAATTTATTCATATCTACCTTTCTAATTAAGAACGCTATGTCCACGGTTATTTAAACATTTTCTAACTAACGCTTCATACTTTGTGTCCATTGTTGGACTAACTGACCAATAAAAAATATTACTAATGAAAGTAGTATTTTCTTTGGCGATAGTTTTACAATGTTGTAGATCGTTAGTTATTTCTACAGCCTTAGGCTCATTGAAAGTACCGCTTCTCCCCGCAGTATCAATCACAGGCTTATACGCACAAGCTTGTACGAATAGAATTAAGCATAGCCATTTTTTCATATTTTTTCCTCTCTAGTTTTATTTGTTTTTTGTAACTTCTATAAGATAAAGCTTTAGTAATTTTTGGCATTATCTCATAGACCTCAACGAAGTATGGATTCATATCACTAAAAGTCCAATGACGTCTTTTAGAAATACGATTTATAATATCCATTCTTCTATTCTTTATCGCTTCCGTCTGCGCTATCTCGTTTATTTTCATCTTTTGCTATCTCCATATCTAGTTCAACTATTTTAGCTTCTGTTTTATTTATTTTTTCATTTAGGATATTTCTTAACTCATAAAGAGTAAATAACCTTTCAGTTAATTTTGCTCTTTTAGTAATATCTCTAAACTCATTTATTAAATTAACCATATCATTACTCCTATTGTTACGATTGATACGATTGTAATTGTAAATGCCTTTACATATCTACGATGTATTGGCTTTCCATTTATAATCATGATTGCCTTTCATACTGGGGCTTTTACACCCCAGTAATATGTTTGGTTTATATTCTTGCACTTATTGGGTTGTTTGAAAAAATAACCAAGCCACCAAGTTCTTGCAAATATCTTGCTCTTTCGTCTGACTTGTTTTCGTCATTAGCAATATTTGTAATCGCATTGGCAACATCATATTTAGAAGTAACAAAAGTTTCTCCATAATAATGATTAAGTCTTTCAAATACTCCCGATCTTTCCTCGTCAGAAAGACCATGTTTTTTTGCAAGAACTTCTATTTGATGTGAGTTGATTTTTTGTTCAGTAGCTTGTTTTAACTTATCAACATTTTCCTGAAACAATTCAGGATTACTAACAAGTTCTAACTGCTGACCCATTTTATCAACAATCACTTTCCATTGGTCATCTTGCTCAACATCTATAATCATTTTACCAACGTGTTTTGCATAAAATTGATTTAGATATTCTGGTGCAACCATACCATTAGTACAAACTAATCTGTAGATAAACGGCTTAACAATTAAAGAGCCATTACCTATTTCAGAATTTGTAATAGTGATACCACCTTGAACAAAATCACCCTCAACTACTTCACCCTCTAACTTAGGAAGTACAGCAGTGATATTCATGTTATCTCCATCGTAATATGAATATTTTAATTCAGCATTCATATCCATCAATTTTGATAAACAAGAATTAGCAACAACATCAGAATCAATTCTTTTGTATCTATCTGACATAATTGCTCTTACTCTATTAATGTCGTGACCCTCTATAGTTCTTAACATTAATTTTTTGTTTTTGTTTTTGTTAATCCAAAAATTTAAATTATGTGTAACTAATTCTTGGCTAACTGTTAAACATTTAGAAATGTATCTTGTACCGATTTCTAATCTGTTACATAAGTGGTTTAAAGAATTATCATTCATTTGATAATAACCTTGTCCACCCGCATAATGTAAATCGGGATAGACTACTCTATCATTTTGACTTACATCTAACGATTTTAAATCAACAATAACATCTTTTTTAAATTCGACATCATTGTTAATCTTTTTTAACATGCTTCTTACTTCTTGTCCTTTTTTCATTTTCGTCCTTTAGTTATAATTGATGTGGCTGACATCATCAGTACCTACTTACCAAAGTAGATATAGGCGGGAAATGATCCGCCTTTCGTCTTACATCATTAAATAATCTATCGTCCATTTGAAACCGCCTAAAAAAAAATAAGCAAAGATCAAAGCGATAGTTACATATTCTAAAGCGTCCAATATTTTTTTCATAAGTTAATTCCCTCAGATTTTTCAAACATTGGTGTAGCAATAGTTTTTTGTAGTTCAGAAAAATTTTTAATATCTTTAATTTTTAAAACTACAGCTTCAATAGATATTTGAGTTAAACCATCAGAAAGATAATCTTTAAAAAGAATTTTAACCATTCCTTTAACTGGATAATCTTCATAATAAGTTCTAATATTATCAAAGCTAAACAATTCTTCAGAAATGTTATTTACTTCTAAAAAATTTTTATCAACTATTAGTCTTTTCATTTCTTCTCCTATTTATTTATTTTGATTATTCTTGTATCGTGTTCATCAAAATCAATTTCAAAAGGTACGTACCAAATTTTATCTTCTACATTTGGAGTAACGTCTTTTCCGTTTGAAACTTTTTTTGTTAAAGATATTTTGTAACAAGAATAATATTTCCCGTCACATTTACCTTTATCAAGAACTTTACCCTCGATGTAACAAGCTTTTAAATGTTCTCTCGGCATAAAGTCGTTTGCTCTTATTATATCTCCAACTTGAGCAACATCTTCAAACATAAGTTTATCCATTTTTTTTCTCCTAGTTATAGTTTTTCGTATTTAAGCTAACATCATCAGTGCAACTTGCTTAAGGTTGCAGAAACTAATTTCTAACAATCTAGATCGTAGGTCTTAACACACACTCTCTGAGGATCTCCATTGATTAATGCTCGAACTTCATGCAAGGGCTAAACTTAGAATTACCGCCAATGGCTCTGAATCAGTTTTTATATGTTTAAAAAGTCGAGTACCGATTTAACGTAGACTTAATATCTTGGTTATGACTGATTTGCCAAAAATAGCAAAACGTTTTATTTCTAGCAAATACTAGCGTTTTAGTAAAAAAATAATAAATTATTCAAAATTTTTGACGATTCAAAACACTCTTATTACGATATATAGACTTCTATGTTCAAATCGGTTAAAAAAGTTGTGAGTGATTTTTTTTCATTTTCGCTCTCTCTAGTTATATGGGGTGGGTTTTTACCGATTTCCCACCCCCTAACCTCAAAGGAAAATCATGGATAAAAGATTTAAGATAGCTTCAATGCTTGTTGCTTATCGTTATGCAAAAGGCAAAACTCAAGTTGAGATTGCAAAAATATTAAACGTAACTTTTCAACAAGTACAAAAATTTGAAAAGACAATTAATAAAATTGATGCAATAAAATTATTAGTATTTTGTGAGGCGTTGGATATTCCGTTAAATCAATTTCAAATTGGTGACCCATATCAAGTTATAGATGGTGCGGATATTTCAATTCTCATGAAAGAAAAAGCAATGTCAAAGATTGACGAACTAGAGGAGAAATATAATGATAAAAGTAGAAGTGAAAAAAATATGGTTGGGGAAAGTATCAGTCCGAGAGCATATTTATAAAAAAGCTTTAAGGAAAAAAGAATCGCTAGGTATTACATACGGTAACGAATACATGTTTATACCTTACGATAAATTAAAAACTGCTAAAATTTTTACTGATCAAAGTTTTAAAAGTAAGTTTGATGGTAAAGAATATAGACTTGTAGATTTTGAATGGAAGCCTTATAAAGAAGAAAATACAAATCAAAGGAGTTTATTATGAGTGGCGAAGATTTTTTAGACATTCCTAAAACTGATGAAACTCAACAATCTACACCTGAAGAACAATATTTTTCAAGATCAAAAAATACTTGGTTGTATGTTTCTGATATGTCAGATATGCACGTTCGTAGGGCTTTCAAAAGATTATTGAGAATGATTAGATTAGGTCAGTTGATAGAACTTTCTGACTATGATGGTAATAGTAAGAGTAGTTTTGTTAAAGATGAATTAGATTCAATCATACATCATTGTGAAAAAATCAAACAAAAAATTTCAGAATGAAGTTGTTAGTTATTTAGAGTTTAAACTTAATAAGGAACTTAACTATGAAGATACTTTTGGAAAAGATGAAAAAATTCAAGAAGAATATAAAATATATGTCGAGAAAATTCAGAAAGAAAAAAGTTAGTGGTTATTATTATGATGGAGAGAAGCTAATTACTTTATATGAAGAAAAAAGATAAAGAAAGATTTGATAAACTAAAAAGAATCGGTTGTATAGCTTGTTATAAAAAAGGTAGATTTACTGATCCTATAATACATCATATTCGAAAACACACAGGTTTATCATTAAGACCAAAACATACTGAAACAATTCCTTTGTGTCCGTTTCATCACAATATGGGAAACGCTTCAGTACATTTAAATAAGAAACTGTTTAATCATCTGTTCGGTACAGAAGATGAACTTTTAAAATTAACTAATATAAAAATCGAAGAACTAGAAAGAGAGAGTATATTTTATGGAAAAGGAGATTAACAAATTTCACGCTTTGCAATTATTCACAGATACATTTGCGGCTGAAACAGTTCATTTAAGCAATAGTCAAGTAGGCATCTATATTCGATTACTTTGTTTTGCTTGGACTAAAAACGCTAAACCATTTACTACAGAATCAGCGTATAGAATATGTCAATGCAGAACTGAAGAATGCGAATATGAAGTAGATAATATTTTAAAAGAGTTTTTTAAATTAAGTCATACTGACGAGCCAAACCCTGTTGCAATTTGGACGCATAAAAGATTAGTCCAAGAACACGAATATTTAATTAATAAATACAAAAGACGTTCAGAAGCGGGTAAAAAAGGTGGTCTAGCAAAACGTGATAATGCTACAAGCAAAAACGTAGCACCTATACCTAGTCCTAGTCCTAGTCCTATACCTAATAATAATATATATGACCAAGACTTTGAAAATCTTTGGAGTTTATTAGATAAAAAACGAGGCTCTAAATTTAAAGCACATCAAATTTGGTTGAAAAACTATGAAATTATTTCTGAAAATTCAGAAGAACAAATAGCGAAAATTTATAATAGTCAAATTAAAGGTATTGAAGATGACAAATTTGTGCCACATTTCAGCACTTGGTTATCACAAAGACGATGGGAAAATAACGAAGATTCTGAAAATGCCATAAAATCAGTAACGCAAAGATTAATTAATTTAGGCTTTACTCATCATGGTAGAGATAAAAACTATGAAAGGTTTAGTAAAGATGGTAAAAAATATAAAATAGATATATTTGATGAGAAAAATATGATAATTCCTGACGAATGAAATTAGATCGTATTCGTTATGGTAGAAATATCATAAACGTTGAGTTTAAAAAACTTAAAAATTATGATGGGTATTTTGAAACTAAAAAACATTTACTTGTTATTGACAAAACCATTAAAGGCGTTAAATTATTCAATACTGTAATTCATGAACTTTTTCATATCATCATTTACTTTGAAAAAATTAACGTCAATCACAAAGGCGAGGAAACTATTGCAATCGCTGTTGGTAATGGTTTTACCAAAATATTTAAACAAAACCCTAAACTTTTTAAAAAACTTACTAAATTAATATGAGGAGATAATGAACATTGAAGAAATAGATATTAACCAAATCAAACCTTATAAAAACAATCCTAGAGAGATACCTATTGAGGCAGTTGAAAAAGTCATGAAGTCTATCAAAGAGTTTGGAAATAATCAACCTATCGTTTTAGATCAAGATAATGTTATAGTGGTCGGTCATACTCGTTGGAAAGCACTTAAAAATTTAGGCAAGAATAAGGCGTTTGTTTTAAAAAGAAATTTTTCCAAACAAGAAGCTACCGCCTACCGTATCATGGACAACAGATCTGGCGATGAATCTAAATGGGAAAAGGATTTATTGAAACAAGAACTGTTAGCGTTACAAGACGCAAACTTTGATATTGATCTAACAGGATTAGGATTTGACGAAATACAAAATTTTACAGAAGAAAAGTTAGAGTTCAAACCTACTAATGATTTAAAAACAGATATTAATCTTGACGATATTCAAGCACCTACTTCAACTGTTAAAATGGTGCAACTATTTCTTGATACAGAAACTGAAAAAAAATTTAAACAAATGATTAAAGAATTGCAAGTTGAGTATAACAAAGATAATTTAACTGATACTGTTTTTGCTGTTGTAGAACGTGAATATAAAAATTTTAAGGCTGAAGTAATTGGGGCAAAATGAACACAATTCACGTTAAACCAATATTATCAGATGAAGAAGTAAAAAAATTAGAAGGTACTTTTCTAGACGAAAGCCACATAAAACATTTAGTTTCAGAAGACACTATGGTTTATAATGAAAAAGGAGAGCCGTTAGTAGTTTTTAGAAAAAATTGTATTCCAAGTAACGTTGCAGAAAAAGCATATCCTGTTTTAAAAAAAGCTATTGGCAAAACAAGTAATAGAGCAAAAGCGGGTGGCAATTTTAATATTCAAGTTGGAGATATTGTTGACGGGAGTGTTGTTGGTAAAGTTTTAGGCGGTAATAGATTTCTACCTTTAAAAAAAGATGGAACTTTATCTAATTCCCCAAAAGCTAGAAACGTATATTCAAGTATAATTGGTTATGCTGATAGATACCCAAGAATACCTTATTGCCGACAAACAGCATTTACTGAAAAACATTTTAACACTTATAAAAACGCATTACCTTATATTCAAAGTATCTCTAAAGTTTTTGAAGAATCTTTACCAGAAAGGTTTGCTAATCAAAAAAAACAATGGGATAAAACAAGTAATGATTTCAAAATACATAATACAGTTTTTACTACCGTTACAGTAAATAAAAATTTCAGAACTGCCGCACATTATGATAAAGGAGATTTGCACGATGGTTTTGGAAATTTAGCCGTGTTACAAACAGGGGATTATAAAGGTGCTTATACAGTTATTCCTAAATATGGAGTTGCTGTTAATGTTAGAAGTTGTGATGTAGCTTTATTTGATGTCCACGAATTACACGGTAACACAGAAACTAAATCAAACCAACCATACGAAAGAATATCTGTTATTTGTTATTACAGAGAAAAGATGATTGAGTGTGGCACAGCACAGGAAGAACTAAAAAGGATTAAACATGCTAGATAATTTTATATATAGAAAAAATACAACTGACGAGAATGTAATTAAAGAAATTATAACAAAAGAAGCTTACAGAAAAAAGAAGCTTAACTTTGCCGTAGAATCTAATGATGTATGGCTTGACGGTGGTGCGCATATAGGAGTATTTGGATTATATGCGGCTACAAAAGGTGCAAAGAAAGTTTATTGCTACGAGCCAGAAACAGAAAATTACCAAATATTACAACAAAACGCTACAATGATTAACTCAAAATACCCTACTAGTTTAGAATGTTTCCAATATGCGGTTAATCAAACAGGTGGAACAGGACAGTTCACAATAGCACCTAACACTTGGCGACACTCTTTAGTTTCACACTATAAGAAAAAGTTACCTACGGTTGAAATTAAATGTATGAAGTTTGATGAAATATTAACAAGACACCCAGATTTAAACGCTATTAAGTTAGATATTGAGGGGTCAGAATTAGAAATATTTGATAACGAACACAATTTCGCCAACATTAACAAACTTGTATTTGAATATTCATTTACTAAAGATAGATTAATGGACAACTTTTTTAAAAGAATGGACAGGTTATCAAAACACTTTTTTGTAGATATTCAACCAAGTTACTATAATCAAAAACATCAAGGTAAAGAGGGTTATTGGGGTGGATTTATTGATACAATCATATATTGTATGAGAAAGTAAAAATGGACAAAACTATGGCAAGACCAATGAAACAAGTAGACGAGCAAACTATCCAAAAATTGGCTCAACTGCACTGTACTTATGACGAAATTGCTTCTTTCGTAGGTGTGTCAACAAAGACCTTACAACGTAATTATGTCCACCTCATTAAAAAGGGTAGGGAAACGGGCAATATAAGTTTAAGGAGAGCGCAGTTCGAAAAAGCACTTAGCGGTAATGTTGTTATGCAAATATGGTTAGGAAAACAACATCTTGACCAACGAGATAAGATTGAACAAACAAATTATAACGAGCCTTTACCTTTAGTGATAGAAGCTGTTGAAGAAAAAAAAGATGGCGAAGAAAAAGGGTAACTTATTTGGTAGTACTATCGAGTACACCAAAACTGAAAAAGGTACTTCCATTGGCAGAAAACCAATTACTTCAACCATGAACAAGAACAAACGTAGACAGAAAGGTAAGAATAAATACCGTGGACAAGGAAAGTAAGTTAATTGCACAGCTACGATGGGAACTCCAAGAAGTAAAAAAACAAAGAGATAGTTTGTTAAAATTACTAGGACAAGTAAAAAAATTATTAGATTTAAAATTGCTAGTGTGATATTTATGCCTCATGGCTAAATATAGAGGACGTACAGTTAAACTTAATAAAATACAACGTGGTGACGTTAAGAAGTTTAAAGTATTCGTAAGAGATAGAGGTTCAGGCAGAATTAAAAAAGTTAATTTTGGCTCAAAGACAATGTCTATCAAAAAACATATTCCAGCCAGAAAGAGAAGTTTTATGGCAAGGTTTAAGCCTATACTTGCTAAGGTTAAAGGGCAGAAATCACTTTCTCCTGTATATTGGGCTATAAAGAGTTGGCGATGATTGATAGATGGTTATACACATTTTTTGGTTTGATAGATACTTGGTTTGATTGGGTAGACAAACAATTTATTAAACCTACAAAGAAAAGGAAGAAAAAATGAGAGATTCAAAATCATTAGAAAGTTTTTTAAAGAGAATAGAAAGAGAACTAAAAGAAAAGAATATATTTAAACATCTTCGTAAAGAAGTTAATACAGGTGCTAATGGAACTCAAAAGTATGTTATTAAAAAAGGCGTTAATAAAGGTAAAGTTGCTGAATGAAAAGATTATCAGAAGATACAGAGATTGGTTTGCCAATAAGAAATTTGATTGCGATTGTCGTGGGCGTAGCAATAGGTGTATGGGCTTATTTTGGCATTGTTGAAAGATTAAATAATCTAGAAACTAAAAATCAATTATTTGAACAAGACTTACTAGAAGCTTCTGTTCAAAAACCAATAGATCAAGAACAGTTTATGTTGCTAGAGCATATTGCTGAACAAGTTGAAAAGTTAGAATTAACACAAGAACAAAACATGACCAATAAAGTTAATATTGAAAGATTACAATTAGATGTAGAAAGATTAAGGATTGATGTTGAAAAACTAAAAGATTCTGTAAGAGCAAATATTGGAAAATTAAATGGAAATCACTAATGATAAAAACGGTTATAGCTTTATGTATGCTTCTAAATGGAAATTTATTAGAACACGCTTATAAAGATTCATTATCTAGTTGTTTAAAATCTAAAAGAATTGCTGAAAGAAATACTGGCGATAATGTTCGTTGGATGTGCGGAGAAGTTGAAGCTATTGTTGAAGAAGATTGGAATAGTGGTAACATAAGAATAATTGAGATAAAAAAGAAAGATGGAAACTAATTTCTTATTTAAAATAAAATGTTTAATTCTAAAGTGTAGAGAAAAAGGAAAGTTTGCATTAGCGATAAAAATAAGAGATAAGTATCTATGGCAAAACAAGATTACCAAAAAAGAATTGATGTTTTAGAAAAAGAATGCGATACTCTTAAAACTTGTATTGATTTGAAAGATCACGAAATTCAAGAACTAAAAAAGAAAATAAAGGAATTAAAAAAGGAAGCAGAAGATATGCTGTTATATCCTTAATTATGAAAAAGGTTTTTAAAATGATTAATTGGTTTTATAATTTTGTAGTTAGGGTTTGCTATAAGCTTATTTGGTGGGCTACAGGCAAAAAATTAAAAAGAAAGAACAAATGAAATTTATATTAGCCTTCAGTATTTGCTCAGCAATCACAGGCTTTTGTAACAATACCATGACAATTAAACCCGCTTATGACACATGGACAGAATGTGTAGTTGCTGGTTCTCAGTTGACTATTAAATTTGCAGAGTTAAAAGAGAAAGAAATTAACACAGAAAAATTATATATATCTTATTTTTGTAATGAAAATCACGCTGACAAAACCCCAACATAAGGTTTCATCAAGTAAAAAAAGATTTAGAGTTTTAGTTTCAGGAAGAAGATTTGGTAAAACTTATCTTTGTATTACTGAAATGATGAAATACGCAACAAAGGTTAAACAGAATATCTGGTACGTTGCACCTACATTTAAAATGGCTAGGGAGATTGTTTGGTCTAAATTAAAAGAAATGCTTTATTCGTTTAATTGGATAGAAAATGTTAATGAATCTAATCTTTCAATAACGATTAAAAAAACAGGAAGCAAAATTACTTTAAAAGGTTGTGAAAATTATGATGGCTTAAGGGGTGCTGGAATAAACTTTTTAATTTTAGACGAATTTGCTGACATTGATGAAAAAGCTTGGACTGAAGTATTGAGAGCATCTGTTGCAGATACTCAAGGGCATGTACTTATGTGTGGTTCTCCTAAAGGCTATGGTAACTGGTCTTACCGTATGTATCTTAAAGGCAAAGAAGATGGAGAGTGGGATAGTTTTCAATTTACTACATTAGAGGGTGGTATGGTTTCTAAAGAAGAAATCGAACAAGCCAAACAAGATATTGACATCAGAACATTTAGACAAGAATTTGAGGGTACGTTTGAAAATTATGCTGGTGCAGTTTATTATAATTTCCACCCTGTAGAAAATGTTAAACACAAACAAATAGATTGGTCAAAACCTATTCACATTGGTTTAGATTTTAACGTGGATCCAATGTCAGCTTCCGTTTGCCAGATTGATCGAGATATAATTCATTTTGTTGATGAGATTGTTATTTATTCTTCAAACACAGATGAAATGGTAGAAGAAATTAGAAATAGATACGGTAGCAAAAGTAAAATATTTGTTTATCCCGACCCCGCCTGTAGACAAAGAAAAACTTCTGCTGGTGGTAAAACAGATTTAACAATATTACAAAACGCTGGATTTAATGTTAAATGTAAATTTAAACACAGTTTAATTAGAGATCGAGTTAATGCTGTGAACTCTAGGCTAAAAGATTCAAACGGAAAAAGATACATTTATGTTAATCCAACTTGCAAAACGATTATAAAAGGGTTACAAAGGCAGATATACAAGGAAAATACAAATATTCCTGACAAGGCTGAGGGATTTGACCATATGAATGACAGTATCGGATATTTAGTAGAAATAGTTAAACCTTTGATTTCAGAAAGTAAATCTTTCTCACCGCAAAGATGGGCAGTATAATATGGCATACGCAAGAGAAGAAATTTTAGATACACATAAAGATTATCAAGAGTCAGTAAATAAATGGGAGTTCTACATTCGTTCTTATAACGGTGGCTTTGATTATTCTGCTGGTCAATACTTACATAGATACAATCTTGAACTTGATAACGAATATGCAAAGAGATTAGGCAACACAGCTTTAGATAATCACTGTAAAAACGTAGTTCAAATTTATTCATCATTTTTATTTAGAGTTAAACCAAGTAGAGATTTTGGAACTTTAGAAGATGATGTAGCTTTACAAAATTTTTTAAAAGACGCTGACCTAGAGGGCAATAACTTTAATACGGTAATGCAACAGGCTCAAAACTTTGCTTCTATTTACGGTCATGTATTTTTAATGTTAGACAAACCAAACGTAACAACAAATACTTTAGCAGAAGAAATTGAAGCTGACATTAAACCTTACGTTACTATCGTAACTCCTGAAAATGTTTTTGATTGGAATTTTGAAAGACAAATAAATGGTAAGTATGTTTTAAATTATTTGAAAGTTAGAGAAGAAGTAGATAGAGATGGTGGTACATATTTTAGAGTATGGAAACCAGATGTTATAGAAACTGTTTATCAAAAAGCAAACTATGACGAGCCAACTACAATAGATACTGTTCCTAATCGCTTAGGCAAAATACCCGCAGTTATTTTGTACAATTCTAAATCTCACAAAAGAGGAATTGGTCAAAGCGATCTTACAGATATTGCTGATCTTCAAAAAGCTATTTACAACGAGTATTCAGAAATAGAACAACTTATTAGATTAACTAACCACCCATCATTAGTTAAAACTCCAGGAGTTAATGCTTCTGCGGGTGCTGGTGCTATTATTGAAATGCCAGAAGAAATGGATTCAAATTTAAAACCATATTTACTTCAACCATCTGGTCAGTCACTTCAAGCTATTATGGAATCAGTTAAAACTAAAGTTGAAGCTATAAACAGAATTTCACACATTGGTGCAGTAAGAAATACTAAAACCCAAGTTTCATCTGGTATTGCACTTCAAACAGAATTTGAATTACTTAATGCAAGACTTTCAGAAAAAGCAGATTACATGCAATTAGCAGAAGAACAATTATTTAAACTATTTGCAGAGTTTCAAAATACAGAATTTGATGGAGAAATAGATTACCCAGATAGTTTCAATATTAGAGATTACGCTTCAGATTTAATTTTCTATCAACAAGCTAAATCAGTTAATGTTCAATCTCCAACTTTACAAAAAGAAATTGATAAAGAAATTGCAAGATCAGTTGTTGATAATGACGAGAAACTTGGAATTATTTTTGATGAAATTGATACACAAGCTGAAGTAGGACAATTCACACAAGATGAAGTTCAAGCACCACAAGTTGAAGAAGAAGTAGAAGAAGAAGAAATTTAATGAATGGCGGACTTAATAGAAAATGTTGCAAACTACCGTATAAGGCAAGTTGAAATTGCTGAAGCTGAATATTATGAACAACTAATAGAAACTCTAGATAAGATTGAAAGACAAGTTGCTAATCTTGTTAATACCAAATTACCTACAGAGGGTAACAAATTATTTAATTTAAAATCAGCAGTAAATTTCCAACCAGAAATAAGAAAAGTTTTAGATCAAGAATATTTACCTTGGGCAGATAAAGTTGTAAGAGAGGGTTTTAACAAACAAGCTAAAAGAGTTGAAAAAGCCTTTAAAAGAATTGGAAATATTCCTGTAGAGTTTCAACAACTAACACAAGCTGATCTAACTTTAATTCAAAACTTAAAAAAACAATCTTTTACACAATTTAAAGATATATCAAATACTTTCACTAGAACATTAAATCAAAAAGTTTATCAATATACTTTACTAGGAAACAGTCCAACAGAACTAGAATTTGAATTAAGAAAATCTATTAACGGAATATACCATAGAGCAGATCAAAGAGAGATTAGAACATTGGTAGAACAAATCAAATTAGACGAAATTAAATACAGAGGTTTAGACAAAAGAACTGCTACGGCAAAGGCTCTCAAAACTAAAATAGACAAAAACGTATCAATTTTACAATCGCAATACGCTAGTGATCGTGCTGGAGAAAACATGAAAAAGTATTCAGGACAGCTATTAAACGACACTTTAAGAGAATTTGACGCTGAATTAAACGCTTTTAAATCTGATCAAGCGGGTCTTAAAATGCTTAAATATTTTGGCAGTATTATCTCTACAACTAGAGAACATTGCGCACTTGTCAGAAACGGAAGATATGATAAAAGAAAATCAGGACTATTTACGATTGATGAAGTCAAGGAACTTTGGAGAAGAAAAAGTTGGTCGGGTAAAAAATCTGGCGATCCTTTAATTGTTCGAGGTGGGTATAATTGTCGTCATCAGTGGAGTTACGTCAACCCAGATTGGTATGACGATAACGGTGAACTAATAATAGAATAAGGAGTATAAATGTCTGAAGAAAATAAAGTTGCTCAAACTCAAAATGAGAATGCAGAAGTAAAACAAGAAGCTACGGAAACAAATACAGAAACAAAAACTTTCACACAAGATCAATTAAATAATATTATTGAATCTAGAGTTATGGCTGAAAGAAAAAAATACGAAAAGAAACTTCAAGAAGAAGAAAAGCAGAAAGAAGAACTTGTTAAACAAAAACAAGTAGAGGAAGCTAAAACAAAAGCAGAAATAGAAAAGATTATGCAAGATAGATTAGCTGAAAAAGAAAAAGAACTTTCTAGCTTCAAACAACAAATGCAAATGGAAAAGATTGATAAATCAATACTTTCTGTTGCTTCTTCAAGTAGAGCGGTTAACCCAGATCAAGTTGTTGCTTTGCTAAAATCAGAAATCCAATTAGCTGATGATGGTAGACCAGAAGTTCTTGATCAAAATGGAAATGTAAGATATAACGACAAAGGACAAGCTTTAACGATTGAAGAAAGAGTTAAGGAGTTTTTAGATAGCAACCCACACTTCCGTCAAGGGTCACTGTCTGGTTCAGGAAGCCAGAGTGCTATCGGTGGTAATAGCCAAAAACCAAGAAATATTGGCGACTTGGATTTAAATAATCCTGCGGATAGAAAAGTTTATGCAGAGATGCGTAAAGCTAGAGGCGGGTTTAAACTTAATCCTAAATTAACAATTAACAACTAACATATAGGTAATTAAAATGGCAAACGAAACAACATCGTCAACGCTATCGGAACTATATACAGAAATTATTCAAGAAGCGATTTTTAACTTCCAAGAAACTTCTGTTATGAGACCGTTGGTTACGACTTATAATATCACTGGTCAAGGCAAACAAGTTGCTGTACCAGTTTATCCAGTAATTGCGGCAGATGCAGTATCTGAAGCAACTGATTTATCAAACACAGCTATCAACCCAACTGAAGCTACTATTACTGCGAGTGAAGTAGGTGTAATGACTACGCTTACAGATCTAGGTAGAGATACAGCTTCAAGAGATGTTGCGGCTGACATTGGTAAGTTATTTGGAGAAGCTATTGCGAAAAAAGTAGACTCTGACTTAGCGGCACTATTTGCATCTTTTGCAACTGGTAACGATTTAGGTGCGGCAGGAACAGAATTAACTGCTGATCTACTTTTAAAAGCTGAAGCAACTTTAAGATCATTAAACATTCCAAGACCTTACTACGGAGTATTTTCTCCTAAGGCTATGTTTAACTTAAAGAAATCTTTAACTAATGCTGGTTACTCAACTGGTGCTAATGCTTTAAGCATGGGTGCAGAAGAAACATTAAGAACTGGTTATGTAGGTACTGTATTTGGTATCGACCTTTTCGAAAATGCTAACATTTCTGCTGACCAATATGATGACGCAGTTGGTGGTGTATTCCACCCTCAATCTTTAGGTTTAGCTATGAAATCAGATTTCAAAGTTGAAACTCAAAGAGATGCTTCATTAAGAGCAACTGAGATTGTTGGTACAGTTACTTACGGTACTGGAGTTATCAAAGATGACTTTGGTTGCCAAGTAACAACTGATGCGGCACTTTAATTAGTGTTCTTTAGTGGGGGATTTTGCCTAGCGGTATTTCCCCCGCTAACAATTAGGAGATTTTATTATGACGAATTTTACTGGGCTAAACGTAATTACAACTTCTGATGTAACAGCTTATCAGCCAGATGCTTTTGATTTTGGTATAGCTTCAGGAGATTCTAAAGTTACAACTTGGATAACAGAAACTACAAATGATATTTTAAGAGATTTAAGAATTAGATGGTGGCAAACATATAAGACAAATGTTTATACAGATATTACAGTTTTGAATACGGTAGAGTTAGAGCCAGATAGAGTCAATCTAGATCAATTCAAACGTGCTGGTGTTTATTTATTTTTATCTAAATTCTTTTTTCCAGCGTTAACAAAATTTAGACCAGAAGCTGATAAAGATAGATTTGAAAGAATGATTGAACATTATAACAGTCAATATAATGTTGAGTTTCAAAAAATACTTGAAGATGGTGTTGAATATGACGCTGATGACAATCAAACTATATCAGTTGCAGAAAGAGAAAATTTACACGGCTACGGTAGATTGATTAGATAATGGCATTAGATATTAAAGTTAATACTAATTTAAAAAATGTCCAAAGTAGATATTCCAAATTTATTGGTAAGCTTCCTAGAATAATTACTAGAGGTTTAGAACAAGCGGGAGAAAATTTAAAAGAAGTAATTATTAGAAGAACTTCTGCTGGTCTAGATTATAAAAGAAAAAGATTTCAACCTTATTCAGAAGCTTATTCAAATCTAAAAAATAAAACTAGAGTTGATTTACAAGATACTAACCGAATGTTACAAAATATTTCTTCAAGAATAGTTAATAGAAAAAGAGCATCTGTTTATTTTAGAAGTCAATTAGAAGCTGAAAAAGCAATGTATCATCAAACAGGTGCGGGTAATTTACCTGTTAGAAGATTTTTTGATCACGATATAAAATTAAGACGTGTAATTCAAAAAAACTTTGCTAAATATATTGAAAAACAAATTAGAGGATTAGGATTATGAGTGTACGAGAAGATATTGCTAGTAACATACTAACTTCAATTCAAGCTATTAGTAGTCCAACTATTAAAAAAGCTACAAGACAACCTTTTCCATTAGATGAATTATCTGAACAACAATATCCAGCAGTTCTAGTTCAAACACAATTAGAAACAAAAGA